AATTTGCATAAGCTTGTGAAACGCAATAAAAACTATAAGTTGAGTCTCTTACTTCTCACCACATCTTTGTACCAAACACCGTTAATCTTGTGCCAGTGCTGGCGGTGTCTGTCCATGACGCCATAATAGACGGCATCGGCCAGATCAGACTTGCGTTTACGACGCACGCTTCCCTTGGCCTTTCTAATTTTGCCCAAAAGACGGACGATGGCTGCTCTGCGCTTCTTCACAGCCGCTTCCCATTTCGTCAGTATGTTCACCATTTACTATAACGTAGTTAAAAATTACAGCATAGTACTAAGTAGAATGCAGATCTATAGCAGACGCTGCAAAAGAACTAGGATGTCAACGCTCGGGAATATGCTTCTGTTTGAAAGGGCGTATAAAAACATCAGGGGGTTTTGTGTGGAAATATAACCAAAAACTAATATAGAATAATACTAAAATGCCTTTCACTATCCAGCACCCTGAATCGGGTCTCTTCTGGACGTCTGGTATTTTTGGTCGCGTCCAGCTGGGCACCAACCCAAACGTTTACACTCTTGAGGGCTCCTACATCAAGAACATGAGTTCTGGAAACTATGTGAACCATGTGGCTGACATCATTCACGAGGGTGGGGTGCCGGATGAGTTTATTTTTGGTGACGATGGCGTCATCAGCACCCAGGGCAAGACGGTCACGGCGGGTGCATTTCTGCACATTATGGATGGCGAAGATACAAAGTGGGTCAAGGTTGAGGAGGCTGCACCCGTTGAGGAGGACGTGCCAGTGACTCGCGCAGCGGCGCTGATTGAGGAGGCGCTGAACGCCACCAAGGAATGTGGATGCAAATGTGGAGAGAACTGTGAGTGTGAGAATTGTGAGTGTGAGGACGACGAAGAAAAAACTCTCTAGATAAATTAGAATGGGTGTTAAACCTGAAATTTGGGGACCGGCTCTATGGGGTGCGATCCACATGTCCTGCCTCACAGGCACTGCAACTGGAGAATTTATGAACGCAATTGCTGACGTTATTCCGTGCCCATCTTGTGGTACTCATTTTAGCCAACTACTCATGGAGTTCCCTTTCCCAGATGGGGGTGACGCATCTACTTTGTTTCAGTGGTCTGTAAACGTCCATAATAAAGTCAACGCCCGCATCGGAAAGCCTATTTTTACGGTTGAGCAGGCTCTTCAACGGTGGTCGGGCCAACCATCTTCGCAATTTAATGTAATAATTCTAGTCCTTTTCGTCTTTTTGCTTTTATTTGCGTTATCAAAACTTTTATAAATGTTTATATAAATGGCGGGTGGTATCTTCCCAGGTCATCCATTTGCCCTCAATATTAAGTGTATTATATTTTCAGCGATTCTTGCGGCCGGATACTGGTTCGCCCCTCACAAGAATCTCTGGGTCCTCGCGTTCCTCTTATGGTTCCCTTATATAGCGCTCGCGTGGTATGACTACGCGTATGACTGCCAAGACAAGCTCAAGCCAACTCTCGTGCCATTTGGACGTTACATATGGCTTCCGTTCAAACCCCAGGGGTACAAAGATGAATTCAACAAAATGCCCCCAGAACAAATTCAAGCCATGAATAAACTTGACCACATTGTATTTTGGACGGCAATTGCGGCCGGTACAGGTTACATGCTCCTCAAGTGAAAAACGTGTGCCGTCTTGACCAAGGGTCCCCCCTATGGTCTAAAGGCAACACAACTTATATAGTAAATGCAATATGAACGTCTCAGCCATGTTGAGCACATTCTTAAACGGCCCGACACTTATATCGGGTCCCTCCCTCCCGAAACCGGACATTACTGGGTTCGCGAAGGGGAGCGATTCAAGCTTTCTGAACTTTCTGTTTCACCTGGACTGGTGAAAATCTTTGACGAGGTGTTGGTCAACGCCATAGACCAGTGGTCTCTACACCCCAAAAAGGTGGCGAGCATCAAAGTGGCAGTGGCTGGTGATGGCACAATTTTGATTGAAAATTCAGGAGTTTGTGTCCCTATCAAGAAACATGAGAAGGAAAAGGGAGCCGATGGAAAGCCGCTCTGGATTCCTGAGCTCATCTTTGGGCACCTTTTGACTAGTTCCAATTACAACGATGAGGAGCAACGCGTCACAGGTGGGCGGAATGGGTATGGCGCCAAACTGGCCAACGTATTTTCATCTAAATTTTGGGTATTCATCAGTGACGGTAAGAAGGTTTACCGTCAGGTGTGGTACGACAATATGAGTCGGTGCGATGCGCCTATTATTGAAGCGGTATCTGAACCTGTTGGGGTTCGCATAGGGTTCATTCCAGACTGGCCGCGGTTTGGGGGCGTGGGCAACTTTCGCGCCGTGGCTGAGAAGCGCACGTGGGACGCCGCCATGTGGTGTGGAAAGTGCCAGGTCAGCTTCAACGGCACCTTTTTGGACGCCAAATCGCTTGAAGACTATGCTAAGATGCACTTAGGTGACGTGCCTATGGCTAAAATGCGCACTGAGAATCTGGAGGTGGTCGTAGCCCACTCAACAAGCAGTGCGTTTCAGCAGTGCTCGTGGGTCAATGGTATTGCCACTACCAAGGGTGGTGCGCACGTGGACAAGGTGACCAAGACGCTGTGCGACGCCATTGCCGCTGATAAGCGCGTGACGGTGAAACCTGCCCAGATCAAGGCGGCGCTTTTCGTGTTTGTTCGGGCGATCGTAGTCAACCCCACCTTCAGCAGTCAAACCAAGGCGGAATGCACGTCAAAAATTGGTGACGCCATTGAGTTGAAACCAAAATTCATCAAGGATGTCTTGGCTACAGGAGTCCTGGATGATCTTCTCGCTCTCGGCCTCGTAAAGGTTGACAAAGAACTCAAGAAGACCGACGGGTCCAAGAAGTCGCGCATTACGGGAGTTCCCAAGCTCGACGACGCCAACTGGGCTGGTACTCACAGGTCGCATGAGTGTACGCTTATTGTAACCGAGGGAGACTCGGCGAAAGCTCTCGCGATTGCAGGACTGAGCGTTGTAGGCCGCAATGCATTCGGCGTGTTTCCACTCCGGGGAAAGCCGCGCAACGTTCGCGATGCTACGGTAAAACAGGTGACCGAGAATGAGGAATTTTCCAACCTCAAGAAGATTCTCGGGCTCCAACATGGCAAGGTCTATAATTCCCTGAGAGATTTGCGGTACGGCCGTATCATGATCATGACTGATGCCGACCTGGACGGCTCGCACATCAAGGGCCTCATCCTCAATATGTTCCATGTGTACTGGCCCAAGCTTATTGAGCTAGGTTTTGTAGTGAGCATGGTGACCCCTGTGATCAAGGCTGGAAAAACGTGGTTCTTCACAGAGGAGGCGTTCCGTGAAGCCGCTGCGCAGAGGTCTGGTGCGATGCCTGGTCCAGTCAAGTACTACAAGGGTCTGGGTACCTCCACAAGTGTTGAGGCCAAGGAATACTTCAAGAAAATTGAGCAACTCACAGTCGCCTTCAATTCTGATCCAAAAATGAATGAGTCAATGATGCTCGCATTTTCCAAAGCCCAAGCCGATGACCGGAAAAGCTGGCTGACGAAGCACATGGCCTCCCCTCCAGCTGGTATCCAGTATGGCGCTGTCAAGGTGCTGCCGGTCACAGAGTTCATTCACCGTGACATGGCCAACTTTAGCGCTGAGGACATCAAGCGCAGTATCCCGCACGTGGCGGACGGTCTCAAGCCTAGTCAGCGCAAGGTGATTTTCGCGTGCCTCAAGCGGAACCTTGTGAGTGACATGAAAGTTGCTCAATTGGCGGGCTACGTGGCGGAGCAGACGGCGTACCACCACGGCGAGGCGAGCCTTCAGGGCACCATCGTCAACTTGGCTCAGAACTTCGTGGGCGCCAACAACCTCAACCTATTGGAACCATCTGGGCAGTTTGGAACGCGCTTGGCAGGTGGCAAGGATGCGGCCAGCTCCCGTTACATCTTCACGCGTCTGAACCCTATGACAAAGTGCATTTTCAATACGGCTGACAATTCTGTTCTAAAATACGTCAAGGATGATGGCCAGCAGGTGGAGCCTGAATTTTACGCTCCAGTTGTGCCCATGATCCTTGTGAACGGTGCTGAAGGTATCGGCACGGGATTCAGCTGCTATGTACCACCGTACGATATTGAAATAGTCAAGCACAACATCCTGTGCGCCCTCAACCAGGTGGCGATGGCCCCCATGGTTCCACACTTCAAGGGGTTCAAGGGCAAGACCACAAAGGTCAAGGAACACACGTGGGTTCTGGAGGGGGTGGTTCAAGGTGAGGAGGGGTGTCGGTGGCGCGTGACGGAGCTGCCACCCGGCAAGTGGATTCAGGATTTCAAGGAGCACCTGGACGATCTCTTGGAAAAGGGTACGATCCAGAAATACGAGAACCATTCAACGGAGACCAGCCCTGACTTTTTCATCTGGGGTGGGATCTCGGGCGCGTGGGAAGACCCCGTCAAGGAGCTGGGCCTCACCAAGACGATCCACACGAGCAATATGTATCTGATAGGCCCCAACGGGGCAGTCAAGAAGTACAACAGTCCAGAGGAGATCCTTGTGGATTATATTGAGATCCGTCTCGGAACTTATAAGAAGCGCAAGGCCTGGCTCCTCAAGGAATTTGATTCTGAAATTGGGTGGCTGTCTGAGAAGGCACGGTTCATCAAGGGGGTGATCAACGGCGACTTGAAGGTCCTGAACACACCTCTGCTTGAGATTCAAAAGCAGCTCAAGGCGGCCAATTTTGCAGACGAAATTTGGTCAAAGCTCCTAGACATCAAGACGTACCAGTACACGAAGGAGGAGGTGGACAAGCTGTCGGCCCTCATCACCAAGCGCACACAAGACAGGGACGCCCTGAAGGCGACGAGTGTGGTACAGTTATGGAAGAATAATCTGAGTGAGTTGTAGATGGCGCAGGCGCTCCGCCTTGAACAACAGGCACAAGCTTCAGTGTTTAATTTATTCAAAAATGTTCTCCTTTTGGAAAGAAATATACAAGACGCGATTTCGTCAGGCGTCAGCAAAACTGTAGGAAACTCACCCCCTCCCCCAAGCACGCCCGCACAGCTCTCCAACGCCACCCCACCACCCTCTCAGGTAAAGCCCGTCGCGCTGCACCCTTTGGACGTGAATGGATTTTATCGCGCCACAGGACCATACGAGGTGACGTTTTACGTAACGAGCGACAAGCCGCTTATTCCCGTTGGTGAGGGGTGGACCGGCGACGGGTTCACGGGAATCACTGGTCAAATTCAGATTACAGGTGCGACGATGACAAAAGGTGAAGGATACAATTGGTCATTTACTCTTCAAACGGACACAGACCAGAATATACAAGGCACGCAAACGGCGACTGGCGCGATTCTTTATCCACCGTCACAGTTCAAGTACCTGAGTAAACGCGTTAGAGTTCCGGTTTATGGCTACTACATATCAGAACTCAACAGCGTTAAATTTTATTTCACAGCACCGCCCCCACCCCAAACGACTATAGGATGGATTATCACCGGTCTACCCACTTTCAAAGTTGATATGAAGATAACGTCATTTTCACAAAGTACGCAGAATTCTGGTATGTTAGCTACTCTGGAGACTATAGATGGTAGCAAGCCCCCTGATAACTCAGTACCCGTCCATGTTAACGGTATACCGGCTATGATTCAAGAGCCGTTGTTCACAAACACATTCAAACCTGGTAGATTCACGGCGTATGTGTCACCTGACGTGGACATTCCAAATATTCCAGTTGAATTAAACCCAAACATTTCACTTGGAAATTACGCAAAACAACGCGATCTGAACACGGACGTGGCGTGGCAGGATATACAGCCACCTGACAGACTGTTCCCTGAAAATAAGTATATTGAAACAAAAGGTAAAGGGTTCAGTTCCGGATCAACTCTTGCGTTACAGGCTGTGGGTCCCCAAGAAAAGTACCTTCTGACGGATGACATGACCAAGTCTCCGTGGAATCCTGCATATAAGCACTACTCTAATTTCGTCATGTATCAAAAGGTCTACCAATTTCCTCCTCCAAGCCCATACTACCAAGGTCAGACCGTTCAAATTGAACTTAGGCCAACTGAGATGGGTCATTTATTATCAAACATGTACCTCTCGGTGACGTTGCCACCGCTAGCAGGTGCGAATAATTACACCACCAACGTTGGTCGTGCACTAATAAAACAGGTTGACCTCTTGGTCACTGAAACTATAGTTGAAACATTATATGACGATTGGTACGTCATCCGTGATCAGATGTTCCTAGATGCGGATGAACAACTTGGATTGCAAACGGCTATTAATGTTTCAAATGCACAAGTTGGTGGAAATCTTACGATTCCTTTAGAGTTTTTCTTTTGCCGCCGGTACTCTCATAACAACAAGGGTCGCGAACGCCTCCGCAAACCTTATTTCCCACTGTGCTCTATGTTAAACCAGCGTATGTATGTACGCTTTACTTTTCAACCAAACACGTGGTGGGCGAGTCTGCCACCTAACACACCGGTTGACATGTACCCCCCGGGCACAACAACGTGGCCAACACTCATTACAGAAGAAATTTTACTTGAAAATCCGGAAAAATTATATTATCAGAACACTCCTCTTAAATATATAGTTAACAGAGTTCAAAAAGAATCTTCACTGTTCTTTAATAGTGCAAATCCAATTCTACAGTTGACGGCCAACTTT